CTGGTTCGCGTTCACCCAGGCAGTATCAGCCATGATGTCATGCGACACGTCGGGGTGAACGATCCCCAAATAGCCACGCATCCCGGGCACAGGCTTGACGTTGTTACGCGCCATGACCTGCCGGACACGCCGCATCGTCGGGCCGTCAATGTAGTCCGTAGCTAAAACAGTGGCCCGGGTAGCCCTTGCATTTACCCGGTACACGTTAGTGCCCGCAGCTACAACGTCACGCACGATCTCGTCCAGCGTTTCCGCAGCCTGTTCGCCCTGAACTTCAAGCGTCTGGGTCACGAAGGGGTCAATCCCGACCATATCAATAAAGTCGGAATACTCCACATAGTCACCATACCCGGCTACGACCGCGGTGATGTTGATAATATCCATTTTCTTGCCGGTAGGGGTTACGCCCTCCACCAGCGGCGTTGTTGCTGGCTCAAGCCGTTGGAACCGGCGAAAGTCCACGGTGTCCCCCTCGTTCTTGGGGATCGTTTTCTTCTGACCGTATTTCATAAACAACAGTTCTGGTAACAGTCTCTCCAGCAGCGTCCTGTCATAAAACGTCTTCTGCTGCGTGGTCTGGTTACTGTATTTGTTTATCGCCATTCGTTATCACCTCACATATATTTGGATTATATTACCCGGTTACATAAAACGAAGCGTAAATCCAGGGATCAGGCCGGTCCGACGTGGACCGCTCTCCCAGAATCCCGCTGGAACTGCCACCTACATAAAAGCCCCTGTCCTGCGCGTACACGCCCGCGTAATTAGACGACGGATACCCCGTGGTACCAATGGGGTCCTGGCTGGACGTGGGTAACGGGCAGGGAACCTTTAGCGGCGCACCGGCGGAGCTGAACACGAAACAATGGAAATCGTCACCACTGCTCGAAGCGGGCCTTGCGGTGCTGCCCACCACGCCGGCTGCTTCGTCCTGGGTGAGTTCGCTTTCCACGTTCATACCTTCGTTCCACAAAAGCCGCTTTCCAAGCCCGGTCGTTGCGGTAGACACGCGCAACAGTTCAATGGTCCGCGGTTTGAACCCGGTTTCCACATAGGTCCACGCGGACGTCTCCGAAGACGACGTGCCAACACGGAAGCTCCCTACGGCGACCTGCCCCGTCTGCTGGCTCACGAATGTTTTCTTTTCTTCTAGTGCCATTTACTTTTCACCTCACGATTTTTTATATTTGCCTGCTTTCGCCTCCTCGACAAGTTTGTTCCACTCTTCAGCCGGCATATCCCAAATATCGGGCTTCTTGGCGTGACCGCCCTTGCCGGCCTGGATCGTGGCCTTGTTCCGGGACGTTATCTTGCCTATCGTTTCCTGCTCTGTCTGCCGCTGAAACTTGCCGCTCATGGCTTCTTGCGCCACCAGCTTATCGTACGCGTCCTCCCACGGCAGCTCATACCCCGTGCGCTTACGGTAATCCTCACGGACTTCCTGCAACCGCTTCTCGTTCACTTCCGGCAGGCCCGGGTTCTTCGCCCGCTTCTTTTCCAGCACCTGTAATGCTTCCAGCTTCGCCGACTTGTCACGCATGGACCGCAAATATTCCTGCGTCTCCTTGTACTGTTCGTCCTGTTTGTTTAACCTCCACTGCTGGTAATACATGGCGTTGGCCGCTTCGGGTGTAACCCCAATATCATCGGCCAATTTTTCCAAGTGTTCCCTCGGTAAAGGCGGCGGTGCATCTCCTTTGTATTGCTGTTCCATCGGCTTGGTCGGCTGTTGCTGTGCATAACGTGCTTCGTACTCCTTGCGTAACCGTTCCTCGGTTTCGCGCTCGATCCGTTCGCGTTCCTTCGTCAATTTCGCGGCGAACGCTTTCGGGTCTACACCACTTTCGTCGTCAGCGCCAGTATCACTTTCGGTGTCTTGTTCTTGTTCTGTCCCTTCGGCTTCAGCGGCATCAAAATCGTCTTCAGGAACACCAAAAATGTCCTCTTCTTCCGTCGCCTGGCCCAAGGCAGCGGCGTCCTGCCCCTCATCGTTTACGCCCGTGTTCGCTTTTTCGTCTAACATGCGTATAAAACCTCCTAAAGTTTGTGATGGCAGGCGTCACCATCAGTCTTAACGCCCTTATTTGCAGCTCAACTTCAAACGGCGCGGTGCGGCCTGCTCCCCCGAACTTTGGAACCGCACGAAACGCACGCCGGCTAAACCCATCGTTGATAAATCGTAAACATTGGAAGCACTAACCGCTAACTCTTGTGCTGCACCACTAAAATTGAGTGGTAAATACGGTGTCGTGGAACCCGCCTGCGCCCCCATATTCGCAGCCAAAACCGTAATCGCGCTGGCGCTCCATGTCGTTGACATCTCCAGCGCAAACGTCGTGTAACCACGCAGATCGATCTCTTCTGACAAACCCGGATCTTCGGTTGAAACCGTGAACCCTATAATCTTCATCTCTGACATCACCCCCTGCGTTTCTTCTTTTCATCTTATGGTGCCATCCCCTGGCCCGGCGTGACGGCTGGCGGTGGCGGTGGACCGGCCCCACCTCCCCCTGCGACCGGCTGTTGCGGCTGCATTGGATCCATCATCGTCGGATCCATCGGTTGCTGCTGTTGTTGACCGCCCATAATCGCTTCTGCCACGACCTTGATCACCTGCTCGGCCGCCATCTGCACGATCATCGGGAAGTGCTGCTCTAAGTCCGCTTCGCGCTGCGCCAGGATCTTCTTCGCCTGCGGCATCACGTCAGCGGGCATCATATCCAAATATTCTTCCGGCGAAATCAGGCCCATCTCCATCATCTTGTCCAGGTTCGCCAACGCCAAGGTCTTGCTAAACGGTGACGCCGTGCCCGCCTGCACACGCACATCGAACTTCATCTCCTTGTAGTCCATCATGTTGAACCACACGAACCCGATCTGGTTCGCCGGCCCTACCTTGCGGAATAAACGCGCTTCCGTGTAGTGCTCCTTCCAGTACGCCAACCACAGCTCGCCGGTTTCCCGGATCGCTTTCACCAGCCGGCGCTGGATACCCCGGATGCGCACACCGGCCGCTTCCTGCAAAGCGATTATCGCTGATGCGTTCAAGTCCGCTGACGGCGCCTTGCCCGTCCACGCTTCATGCACGCCCGATGTTTCTTTCATACCGCCGGTCACGGTCTGCCGCAGCTCGGGGATATGCGCCGCCGGGGTGCGGGCGTCAATGTACCCTACTCCGCTGATCCCGCCCGGGCTGCTGTCCTTAATGATGCGGCCGCCCGGCCCGTGTACCAAATCCTTCACGTCCACGTATTCCGGATGATACCGCAAGTCCGGCACGCCGTTGTTATACGCCGCCAGAATCGCAATCCCCGCCAAACGGTTATCTTCTTTCTGGTTCGCGATCAAATCCACGCTTTCGCTCTTACCCCAAAAACTTTTGCGTTTCGGATACCACTGGAAACAGATAAACGGGTAGAGGTTCGGCTGCATGTCCTCTTCGTGCCTCAAAAGGTAGCCCTGGCACTCCACCGCGTAATGCAGCTGGTCCGTGTAGGTCACGAAATCTTCTTCCTCGACCTCCGCGCTAAAGCTGTCGTCGGCCTCCACCTCACGCGGCTTCTGCACCACCGTCTTGTTCTCCACGCGCTCTTTCCACCAACAATGGATCACGTCCACGTAGTCGGCATCTTTCTGTTCCGTGCGCTGGTGCTCATAGACCTGCGTATCCTTCCCGCCCTGGTCGCCGCCTTCCAGCAGATCCACGATACCCGGCGCGAAACGCTCATAGAACGTCTTGACTTCCTTCACCGGCCGTCGTTCGGCCAACATCACCCACGGCTGTGACTGCATGTCCCGGTTCGTCGGGTCGCCCACGAAAAAGTCCGTGGCATCGATCTCGTAGCCCTTCACGTCGCCAATGTACTGCGAAGTAGGCCCGCCGGCCACGACCGTGTTATCCCAATAAAAGAACCAGATACCCGTACCGAGTAACGCCGCGCTGCGCACACCCAAGTCCATCAATTCTTCGTACTCCAGCTTGTCCGACTGGTTCTCCGCGATCACCGACAGCATCTCCGACGCTTCCGCATCCGCTGATTCGATACCGCCCTCTTCCAGGTTCGGCTCGCCCTCCACC